TGAAGCATTGTCTGTACTAGCATCTGTTACTGTCCACTTTACACGGAGTGCATCACCCCATGCAAGGTCAGCAACTGAACCAGCCGTCAGCGCCCCATCATTAATTGTTCCAGACGTTTCACCGCCTGTCGCACCGGGATATACATCAGCACGATACTTCTTTGCACCCCCGTTACCTAAGACTTCTGCGAAGGATACAATATCCATCCAGTCCCCATTAGGCATTTCTCGCTGAATAAATACAGCAAGTTTGTCACCTGCTTCTGTGGCTGCGGCTGTAACATCAAGCATGAAGTAAGCACTCGTATATGGAGCAAGTCCTTTCACAGTTGTTGTATCAGCAGCAGTTCGTGCAGCAGACGATACTAAAGTTAAGTTGTCCATATAGGGCATAGAATTTTGTAAATTGTGCCCATAAGATACTCCACCTGACATTTTCCACTTCCTTTATAGTAGAAGGGGGGAACTTAATCCCCCCTAACTAGCTATACTAAACTCTCATATGAAAGATCATCGTTGTGTCAACAGCGTGAGTCCCGTGTGAGGACTGCACATCGACTTGAACAACTTCACCCTTTGTGAAATAAGTTTCATCAGAGGATGCAATTGCCGTACCAAAAGCTCCATCTACTCCAGCCGCTAGTGTTAGCGTTGAGTATGCAGCAGTGGTCGCGTTAGTAAGTCGTATTACTGTATCCGTTCCCCCGTCTTGGGTTCCAACGTACCAGTCATACATATCTATATACCCAGAAGCAGGAGCAGAGAAGGCAGCGACCACACCAGCGGTGGTGTCACTATAACCTTCATCTTCTGCTAAGTTTCCAGGAATGTGTACTGTTATCGGTAATCGAAAGTGATCATCAACTTTGGGCATAGTATGACCAAAGAACCGAAATGATTCTGCAGTGTTACCCATTTATATCACCTCCTCCTTTAACTTAAGGTAGTACTTAAACCGTGAATCCAGCCGTGAGCCTTAGTCGCGTTTCGTACTTCCATTGTGTACTCTCCAGTAATCGTAGCGATTTGTCGGTCGCCGTCAACTGGAACTGGTGTAGTAAAGAATGAACGGTCGTTGCCGTTACCCTTAAGTGCACCAATACCTACGTATTCTTTTGTCAGAATAATCAAATCATCTGATTGAACGTAGCGATCAAGAACGATATCTAAATCACCAAACTCTGATTCGTAAGTACCAACAATTACACCGAGTGCACCTTCATCTCGTCCAGTCCGTACATACGGGCTAGCGAAAGAAGAGAGTTGTCGTTTCTGTGTTGCGTTTACTAGAATCGTGTCTGGCTTTCCACCATCATTCCAGATATTTTGTAGTTCATCTACAAGAAGCTTCTCAGTCAGTTTGGCATCTGAAGCATCTGTTGAGTTTGCACCAGTTCTAGCCTTAATGAAAGAGTAGAGACCACCCATTCGTCTGGCTGTAAGTGCTGATGTATTGTCAGCTGGTAAACTATTAAGTAGTCCGTAGTGTGCAGTTCGTTCAAGCTTAATTACTAGCTCTTGGAACTTCTTAGCAAACTCACGGTCGAACTCGTTAGTTACTCCAAACTTCTCAATTGACTCTGAAGTACCAGAAACTGATACTGCGTCATGGAAAATCTGAGTATAGTTAAAGTCAGTTCCAAGGTCAGTTGAAGAGTAAGTAGTTGTAAAGGCCGAACCGTCTGTCCTTAGATTACCAAGGTTGTATACGATTTGACCAGTTACGTTGACACCTAATCCGTGTGCACCCGTTTCTGATTCATCTGCTGCGGCAATTGTCATACTACCACCAGATGTGTTTATTGCTGTAACAATACCGTAAGTACGAGCTACGTTATTAAGTGTAACTATATCATTCAAGTTGAAATAGTTAATAGCTGTCGTACCTACTGTTACTGTTTCACCACCGGAACCATCTGAATCGGTAAGTGTTGCTTTTGAAGGGATAAGTTCATCACTCTGCCATGTATGAGTTGTGTTAAGACACGGAAATGCCATTGAATCAGCACCTGCTGAAGCACTGCCCGCCTCTGCCCCCATTCCCAACATAGAGAGTAGTGGAATATCCCTTGGATCGATTGCGTCGATGAATTCTGATACGTTTTGCTTCTGAGTATAAGCACTATCAAAGATAGTCCTCATCCCACCAACGCCACCATCATCGGCTCTGTTTATTGATACCATTTAGGTAATCCTCCAAATTTGTTTTTATTGGAGTCCGTGTTGTCTCTTGTAAGAAATTATTTCCCCTTGAAGTGCAACAGCCACTGCGAGTTTCCGTCCCTTTCGGGCGAGTTCATATCTATCCTCCAGCTCAATTAGCCCTGCGTTGGCAGCATTAGTGCCGTCGCGCCTACTCGTTGAGGCAGTTTCAGATCCACGCGATGTTCCCGGTGTACGGGAAGCTTCTTCTTGTGCAGGTACTTCGGCATCTCTTGCAGGTTTAACTGCGGCTAGTAACTCTTCTTTTAAAGCGTTCATTTTATCATCAAGTTTAGATTCTTGTGCTTTTGCACTTAAATCTCCAGCCATTTTCCACACCTCTTGCGGTGTTGATGCAGATTGTAACGCACTAGGATCAACATCAGGAAACGAGCCCACAGCTTGCTGAATAGTTTGTGTAAGAATTCGTTGGCGGTTAGCCGATTGTTCCCTACGTTCTTGTTCAGCTTGCTGAGTTGCTTGTTCACGTTGTTGTCTTTCTTCAAGAACCAATTTGGCTCCATCTGCGTCGTCGGTTTCAATTAACCGTTGCTCAAGAGTGTTGATAGCAACATCTTTAGTTTTTATCTGCTCGTCATAATAAGATTGTAATCCCGTGTACCATTCTTGGTATTTACCTTCAAGGTCACGTTCTTGTTCTCCCATTTTACGGGCCATATCACCAACTCTTGAATTCAAGTCTTTTTTATCCGACTCTAGTTCTACGATTTTGGCTTGCATGTCGTCTGATGACAGATTGGGAGTATTTTCGAGTGAGTCCGTAGACTGCTCTGTAATATCCTCTGTTTCGTTAGTCATACTAATCCTCCATTCATATTTATTATAACACTTTTGTCAAGTTTTGACAAGTGTTAATCTCTATATCTTGCAAACCTTGGAGTATCAGATGGATATGAGAATGTAGGAGAGCGACCATATGGTGTAAAGCTACTTCTACCTCCCAACCCGAGCATTTCCTTAGTTTGATAGATCAATTTTAATGCCTGTACCCACTGTTCAAATGAATAACTTGTGCCTACAGGGAACGTCCTAAACATAGCCCGTAACATACGTTCATGGTTACGAGTTAACTTCTGACTAGGATTTAAAAAGAAGTTAGTAAGTGCGTCTTCAAATGAAGGGTCATGAAATACCATATTGATATGCTTAGACACTTCACTCCACTCAGGTAAACCGCCCACCCCAGAAGTTGTTGGTGAGGCTTGCCTTCCACTTGCAGCAGGTTTTGACCATTTGCGACTCGGCAATGCTATCTTAGTAGGTGTTTTTTCATTTCTCTTACGTCCAGTGGCTATTCCTACTATAGCTGAAAGAGCATCTATATATTGGAAAGAAGCAATCTTAGCATTTTCATCGGCTACTCCACTTGAACCAGTTAGCCGTAGTAAGGTAGCTACTTCTCTAATGTTTGATAAGTCACCATACATCATACTAATCTGGGGGAACATACTTTCCCACATATCTTTAATGTCTTCAATATCTGATACACCATTTCTTGCAAATGTTTCAAAGATGAAATCACCCGGCATAAGGTTCTGTGTCTGCCTATAATACCGTGAGGCGATAGATGCTTTAATATTTTGGGCTTCTTCAGAAAGTCTAGGATGTTGCGCTAAGTCATACAGCTGATACTTTCTACCAATGTTTCTAGCAATGTTACTTACTGAAGGATACCCACTTTGTGGCTTCCCTCTGATATCTTCTGGTATGCCTACTACATCATCGAAGTCAGGCAAGTCCATATTTTCTTCAGCAGCAGCTACAGGACCTACTGGTGATCCAGATTTATCTCTCTCAGCATACAGTTGTTTTAACTGCTCTGCTTCTTCCCACTTACCATCATCTTCCAATGCTTTGATTGTTAAAGCTTCTGCAATAATTCTATCTGCGTCCTTTTTAAAGTATTTAATGTACAACTTATGTTCGTCCAAAGTCGGATCAAGTCTATTATAAATATCATAAAGTGATACAAACTTCATAAGTTCTTTTACTTCTAAAGCTTTCTTAAACTCATCAAGAGTTTCAGCATCATAGATTCCAAGCTCTTGGTTTGGAGATAAGAAGTGGTACTGTTCATCCCATGGAGCAGCTTGATTGAAATCAGTCTGCAAACGAGTCACTTTTTCGTCCCACGCGCCGTTCTTCATATCCTGAAATGAGATATTCTTTACATCACCAAGTCTTTCTGTTACATGTTTTACAAGGTCAGATTGTGAATACTCATTACGTTCCATCCAGACTTTACCATACTCATTGGTTTCTAACCAGTCTAGAACACCGTCAACCGTAGGTGGTACCCACATATCTATACGAGTTTGTACTGCATTTGCTATAGAAGCAGCGTCCCCAAGTTCCCCTTCATATATCTCATTAAGGTCTTCTTGCATCTCACGCATGACAGATTCAATAGCTTTATCTACTATTTGTGGCATACTTGCTGATGAAGCTTCTACTATTTTATATAAACGGAACTGCTCAGGATCTTTAGCTTTCATTGTAGCTTCCCACTCGTCTACTTCTTTAAGGTATTGTCCCCAGTTAACAATGTTAGTAGTTCTACCGTCTTTAGCTACCAAAGAGAACTCATCTTTTCTAGCAGTAAACTCTTCTGAAAATAATGTAGGAGCTGTCTTACGCTTATCTTCTCTCATAAGCTCAACAAAGTTCTCAAGCTGCCACGCATTAAACATATCTACACTAATAAACCTTGGGTCATATCTAACTCCAGTTTTTTCAAACTTCCAATCAGACATGTCTTGTAGAACCTGTTCAACATCTTCTCGTTTTATCTCACGGTATTCACCATCAACGAACAAGGTATCCATTACTTCTTCAACTTTTTGTACCCCTGCCATAGGATCATCCGCAAACAATGTCATGAACCATTCATCTTTAATAAGCTTATCGCGTGTCAACTGTCTCCATAACTGTGTAGAACCGAACGAAGTTTTATCCATAATATGGTTTGGGTCAATAGGCACACCACCGACCTCTTCAGGAGATAGACCTACGTTTATACCTGTTGTTTCAAATATACGTAACTTAGCTTCTTTAAGTTGTGCGTTCTTTCGGTTATTAACTGTCTCTAAGTCTTTAAAGAATGTCTCATCCATTGCAGGAGAGTCTTGTATTTCAAGACCAAACTCACTTAGATTTGGTCTATCCTCACTTCTTCCACTAGGTATTGCAGGACGCTCGCCGGGAATTGCCGCTATACCTGCGTCATATTCATTGTTTATATCTTCCGCAATCTGATAGTACATACTTGAAGCTTGTGCACGATTAATTGAGTCATGTTCAAGTTTTTTATTATTCAACCAATTTCTTGCCCATGGTGTTCCATCAAAGAACTCCGCATATTTCTTACTCTTTTGTGCTGCAGTTAGCGATCTACTCCGTACAATATCATAATAGTTATTCATAATATCTGCAGCAAAGACTTTCTTACCAGTCGAAGGATCCATAGTATATTCACGTCCCGGTTTAAAAGAGAACCCAAGTAATAGAGAAGATGTATCTTGTATACCTCGTCTGCCACCAGCAGCCCTTTCTATATCATCGTGTACTTGGTTTAGTACACTCATATCTACTTTCTTACCATTAATAGGATCAGTAAGTTCTGCTTTTGGATCTAGCTTATGCCCAAATAACTTACTGTGAGTATCCCCTACTGTATGTAACAGAGGAATATTTATTACATTGTTCTGCTTTTGACGACTCCATGCATCCCACGAAAGTAATAGTAAGTATAGCTTTTCGTTTGTTTCAGGATTTGGGTCAGGCGATTGTACCTGTACTTCCCTACCATCTTCATCAATGATAGTTGTATAGCTATTCATTATAGCTGCATGAGCTGCATTCATATAAGCGTAGTCAATTTCTCGAATATCCCTATTTGTTCGGATAAGTTGTGTTACACTAGTTTTTCCTGTAAGGGCAGCTGTTAAACTCATCGCCGTATCTATAGGACGAGTCATTGAACCAATGGTCTTTTCAAGCTTATCAACATTGTCACCATATTGACCAGTTACAGTCAAAGCTGTTGTAATAGCTGGGTTAAGAGGCAACTTAAACATACCAGAGTAGACTTCAGCCATCTTACCTAATCGACTAAAGTCATCCATAGCATTTAATGGGTCTTCACCAGCTCTAATTCTTCCTCTACCTGATGGGTAGTAATCAAACATATCATTCCAGAACATTACTGCATCAACATTAATTGTTGACCCTTCTGAGTATTTCTCAGCAACAGATACCCATCCACCGGGATCTACACCGAGTGACTTAGACAGACCGAACATAGGTTGCAGTGCTTGTCCAATTGGTATATCACGTTGTGCCCACTTAGAAGTACCTAAATCTCTGTTTACATCTCGTATAGATTGTAGGTACTGTGTAACTCTATTCAATAACTTTGGGTTATCCATAAGTGTCATAGCAGTCTTACCCGCTGTACGTGTCTGCCAAATGTGCCATGGACCAAGCCATCTAACAATATAGTCAAGGTTACTTGTATTACTGTAATCATGTAACATCCAATCAGCCTGTGCTTGAGCTAATTTAGAAGAAGCTCTACGCATTTGGTTAGACTGAGTTTCTAACTCTTTCATTAGATCTCGTAGTTTCTGTACATCCTCTTGTCTTATAACTCTGGATGGGCCTTGTGTAATAGGTGTATACGGCTTTGTTCTATCCGCATATGCAGCAGCACGTTCACCTACATCACCTACTGTGATACGTTGCTGTGCCCTAGTCTTTTCAAATACTTTCTGCTCTCTAATAAATAAGTTAAGAATTTCATCTCGTGATGTATTAGGTCGTCCATAAATAGGCCAGCCTTTATCCCACTGATCCATCATATAGTTTGAAAGATTCTTAAGTGCACGTCTACGTACAGCTATCTCATAGGACAAATTCTCCTTAGTTGCTTGTTTCTTAAACTTTGGAAGAAATCCTTTATAAACATCTGAATCAGCATCTTTCAACTCAACAATTTCATTAAGAACTTCTTCTAGCTCTTTCTTAGCAAACTCAGGAGTCATTCTTGTGTTACCCTGTAGACCAGCTGAACCTGCCCACGATGCTTGGAAACCTGTCCAGTTTTCAGTACCACGAGATTGTTGTCGATACTTCCACCCAATTTTTTCGTTATCTTTAGCTAGTCTATCTCTGTAGTTTGCAAGTTGCTTGATACCCGCTTCAATGTCTGCTTCACTAGCATCTTTTCTAACAAAGACAGCAAGACGATTCATAGCAAGTTCTCCACCTTGATTCCACGAATCATCTGTAATAAGGGGAACATAGCCTTCAGGGGCATTTTGCATAGGCACCCGTCCATGTACACCTTGTGGTGGGAAGTCAGTTAGTACAGTACCATCTGTTCTTACTTGGGGGTCCATACCAAAATTCATTGGAAGTACTGCTTCATTTCCACTAAACGATATATGTTTTCCATCTACAGGATCGGATAGTTTCCAGGTATATGCACGATCATTTAAATGTTTAGATATTGCGCGCTGCGCCGGACTAAAAGTACGAGAACGAGTGATATCTTCAGTCTGTCCTCTAGGAATAATTACACGCATAAGAGGCACACTAAAAGTTCTATTCTTTGCAGAAGAAGAAACATTAAGTAAGCTTTCTAATTGTATTCTTTTTTCTGGTTTAAATGCATTTTCACGAACGTCTTCAAAGTTATTACGGCGGGGCATCCCTCGGTATCTAATATCTTTACCAATCTCAAACTCTTGTGTTTTGTGCATTGGGTCAATTGCATCTAAATGGTCTTTGAACTCTAGAATTAGATCTTCATCTAATTCTGTATCTAAGTATAAACCACTCCAAGCACGAGCTTCGGCTTCTTTATATTTACTTAAGTTATCTATAAAAGCTCCAATACTATCCCTTGGAGGCTCACTTCCAGCTGAGAAAGGAACCAGAGTATCGAAGCCTTCTGTAGTTCCCCCCTTTGTTATATCAGCGTCAATTTGCTTTTGCCACTTTCGTAAGAAACCCAACACAGGAGCTTTTTCTAATAAGACACGATCAAATGCATGTTGACCTTGATCATGCCAAACATCCAGACCTGCTTCGGCTGAGTGATTTAGCCCGCCCTTACGCCGCAAGTCTTTTGTTTTTGGTTCTAGTCCAAGAGCACTACGGACATCATTTAGGCGATTAATACTATCTTCTACAAAAGAATCCTTACCTTGTAATCTCTTATTTATCTCATCAAGTAATTTTTCTTTAGCTTTTCTAGCATCTTTTCTAGAGTATACTGATCTCGGGCGCACTTTTCCTTCCGCATTAGATAAGAACTCTTCTGTTAATTTACGAACGTCTTCAATAACTAAGTTAGAATCTTCATTTAAGATCTTTGCAAGCTCGTCAATTTGTTCTCTAGGACCTTTTTTAGAGAACATTCTTAATGTTACGGCATCTGCTAGTATATCTAATTGCTCCCCAAGCTCATTTGCTTTTGCAATTAATTGCTTCTCACTAAGTGGAGGTCTCGTTGGCCGTGGTTCTATTTGTACAAACTTACTCTTTTTTGCAGGTCTTTTTGCCCGCATAAACGTACCGTCATCAATACGTTTTTGTATAGCCATGGTTACATCCGCATTGCTAAAGGTCATTTTAGCATTTTTAGTAAAGTATTTATTACGGATAAATTGTGCGTCTAGTAGTTTTATATCAGACCCATTAAATAAAATATCCATAAGTGTTTCATCAAGAATCTTTCCTCTTGACTCATATGTTCTATCTGTAGCGTCCAAACCCTTAAGACGTATATCGAGTCTTTCTTTTAATTGCTTAGTAGGTATCGCACCAACATTGACTCTTGATCCCTGACTTACGCTATCAGCTCGGAATTCTCCAAGAAGGGTTTGTGCTCTATGTGCTGCATCACCTATTTCTTGCTGCTGCAAAGTAGGATTTAGATTATCAAGAAATTGCTCTCCTTCTAGAGGTTGACGTGCTTCATTAATCAAATCTTCTATAGCTTTAAACCCAAGCATCTCATCGCCATTTTGTATCTGCTCAAACATACTTGCCTTTTGTGTCGGAGGAACAAAGTTAAGCATTTCTTCTTCATCGACCTTACCTAACTCTCTTAACTTTTGTACAAAATCAAAGCGTTCTGTTTTATAAGTCTCTTTGTCTGTCATAATTGTAAGA